GCGGCGTGAAACCTGCCCGATGACCTGCGATGACTTGCAATGTGAAACCGGCGGCGCTACCCTAGGGGGTAGTTCAGCCGTCGTGACCCTTGGGTCCGGCGGCTGTTGCCGTTCCGGGGGTCGGTGAAAGGCGTGTGCCCGTGACCGGGCGCAAAGCGCACTACGCCGGGAGCTACCAGACTCGAGCCGCGGCCGTTCGGGACCGGGCCAACCGTGACCCGTTCACACGCTGTTGGCGATGCGGGCTCACGCTCTCGGAACATGAGCCACACAAGAACGGCAAGCGCCCGGTATGGACGGCTGGCCACGTTCGGGATACTGACCCCGGCTCGCCGCTACTGCCCGAGGCGAGCACGTGCAACTACGTAGCCGGCGCTACCTACGGGCAACGCACACGGCGACAGGGCACTACGCGGCACTGGTGAACGGCTCAACGCTCATCGGGATATCCATATCCGCGGATTCGTTCGTTTCTTAGGAACTAGGGAACGGCTCTAGCCTCTCTGCCCTGCTTTCGGTTCCCCTCCCCGGTACGACCGGGGGCTAGCTAGGCGGTCTGACGTGCTCGAAGACATTAAGTCTGGCGACCATCGTAAAGCGCTAACGGCGTTGCGTGACGTGCTTGCCGATCATCTTGCGATTGCCGAACCGAGCGTGTCCGCACAGATCGCGGGCCGATTGCAAGCGGTACTCAATGACCTAGCCGCATTGCCGGCCGAGGCGTCAGCGCTCTCAACGGCTGACCAGTTGCGAGCCCGTCGCGACAAGCGCCGCAGCGCATGAGGACCGGCGCGCAGGTTCCGCGCCTCTCGTTCGTTCCCGAGTACGTGAGCAACCACGCCGCTGACGACGTAATCGAAATGGCGCGCGTTGCCGGAATGCCACTTGACCCGTGGCAGGAATGGGTGGCGCGCAATTCGCTAGGCGAGCTTGACGATGAACGTTGGGCGGCGTTCGAGGCTGCGCTCATCGTCCCGCGCCAGTGCGGCAAATCGGCACTGATTCAAGCGCTCATCATGGCGGCGCTCATCGTGTGGCGCGAACAGACCGTGATCTACTCGGCGCACTTGTTCGCCACGGCGCAGGAAACGTTTATGCGCTTGCGTGCGCTGTTCGAGAACAGCGAATTTGCCGACGAGGTTGCGAAGGTCTACACGGCGAACGGCAAAGAGTCCATCATCCTCAAGAACGGTTGTCGCGTAAAGTTCATGGCGCGCAGCCGTGGCGGTGGTCGCGGTTTCTCGGGTGACCGCATCATCTTTGATGAGGCTTACGACCTGTCGCCGCAGAGCATCGGCGCAATGGTGCCCACGCTCGCGGCGCGCTCGATGCGCGGCGAGAGCAATCCGCAAATTTGGTATGCGTCATCCGCGCCACACGTGGATTCCGTCGTGTTGCACGCAATCCGCAAGCGGGCACAGACCGAGACTCCCGGCCGGCTGTTCTTTGCGGAATGGTCCGCGCCGGCCGACGTTGACCCCGACGACGTAGACGCGTGGTACCAGGCAAACCCGGCGCTCGGGATTCGCATTGCCGAGGATTTCGTACGCGACGAACGCGCCGCGCTCATGCATTCGCCGCATGAGTTCCTACGCGAACGGCTCGGCGTGCCCGATGAACCGCCGAGCGTTGACGGGCCCGAGCCGAAACTAGACCCGGCGCTCTGGCAAGCGACCGTGACCGCGGACCGGCTTGAGCCCGAGCCGGGCGCTTGCGTGTTCGCTTTCGACATTCACCGCGATTGGTGCTCCGTCGCTATCGGCATGGGCACGCTCGGCGCGCCCTACGTTGAGATAACGGACTACCGGACGGGCGACGGTTGGCTACCCAATCGCATCGTTGAGCTAGTGATGAAATACCGGCCCGCGGCTATCGGGCTTGACGGCGCGAGCGGCGCAGCGGTTGCCGTGCTCGGCGTCATCCGCGAACGGCTCGAAGACAACGGCCTAGACCCTGACATGGTTAGGCCGCTCACGACCACGGCCTACCGAGCTGCGTGTGGCGGTTTCGCTCGGTCGGTCGCTGACGGCTCGCTACGTCGGCCGCTGGTCAACCCTGACCAGCTCAAGCTAGCCGGGCTCAAGGCAAGTGAGCGCATCGTTGGCGACTCATGGCTATGGGATAGGCGCGCCGCAACCGTGACGCTCTCGCCGTTGATCGCGGCGACCGTGGCGCGGTCGCTACTGAGTGACAAACAGCAAGCTGAGCCCGAACCGTTCTACGTGTACTGATTGGAGGGCCGACGATGAACAACCGTGCGCGCTCTGCCATCACCACGGCGCTTGATCTTTCGGGCGCTGCGCTCATCGTGGCGGCGTTCTCGTCGGTCGCTACGGCGCTCGGCATGTTCGCCGCGGGCGTGCTTGCGCTGGTCGGCTCATGGCGGCTCACGCGGTGAGCCTGTTCTTTCGGGCCGAGCGGCGCAGTGATTCGGCCGACCTAATCGCACGCGACCCGCGCAGCCGCGGGCGCAGCACAAGCGCCGGCGTGTTCGTTGACGAGGCCGCATCGTTGCGGCATTCGGCCGTGTGGGCATCGTTGAGCGCTATTGCCGAGGCCGTGCAGCAGTTGCCGCTAGATGAGGTACGCGCCAACGCTGACGGAACCACGGTTCGCCGGCGACCCCCGGCCGTGTTCTACCAGCCGACACCTGACCTGCCGTGGGAGACATGGATTTGGCAACAGGCGTGGGCGCTCGCTGCGTCGGGCCGTTGTTACGCGCTGGTCACGTCGGTTGACGCCGGCGGTTGGCCGCGCACGCTGGTGCCCGTGGGCTCGAGCGACGTGGTTTGGAAGATGAACCGGCTTACCGGCGCGTGGGATATCACGGTAGGCGGCTCGGCCGAACAGCTTTGGCCGCTCGGCCGGCTCTGGCATTGCCCGTTGTACGTCACTGATTCCGCGCCGTGGGGAATGTCGCCCATTGCGCACCACGCCGAAAGCATCGGCGTCGGGCTCGCGGCGCAGCGGTTCGGCGCACAGTTCTTTGGTGATGGCGGTCACCCGACCATGACCGTGACGACCGAGCGCGACCCCGGCGACGCCGGCGCTAAGGCGCTCAAGGCAAAGATCATGGGCGTTCTTGCGGGCAACCGTGAACCGCTCATCGTCCCGGCCGGCGTCAAGCTCGACCGCTGGCAAGTAGCGCCCGACGAATCACAGTTCCTAGACACAATGCGTTATTCCGGTGAGGACGTTGCCCGTATTCTCGGCGTCCCGCCGGGCAAGATCGGGCTAGCCGTCAGCGGGCAGAACGTCACGTACACGAACGCTGACACGGCCAATGCCGATTGGCGCGTTAGCGGGCTCTCCCGGTACATCGTCCCGCTTGAGGCGAATCTTTCGCGGCTGGTGCCCGAAGGCGCTACGCGCACGCTGCGTTTCAATTTCGACGGGTTCCTACGTTCGGACCTTGCCGCGCGTTCGGCGTTCTATAAGACCGCGGCCGACATTGGCGACGTTGCCGGAACGCCGTTGCTGACGGTTAACGAAATGCGTAACGCCGAGGGCTTGCCGCCCATTGACGGCGGCGACACGTTCGCACGGCGCGGAATGCCGCAGCCCGTGCAATCACGCGAAAGGTCTACCGATGCCAACGTTTCTTCCTGACGAGGTTCGGGCCCGGCTCGGGCTTGACGATGACGGGCTTATCGCTGCGCAGATTGCCGACCGGCGCGCCCGGCTCGGCATGGTCGATACCCGAGCGCAGCGGCTTGAGGTCCGCGCCGACGATGACGGCACGCGCAGCCTGACCGGCTACGCAACGACGTGGGACACGTTCTATGACGTGGCCGGCGGCGCGCCGTATGGTTGGTCGGAAACCATCGTGCGCGGCGCAGCCACAAAGAGCCTTGCCGAACGTGACGATGTGCGATTCCTCATCAATCACGACGGCTTGCCGCAAGCTCGAGCACGTGGGCTCGCCGTTGACACGATGACCCTGACGCCCGATGAGCTTGGGCTACGTGTCGATATCCCGAGCCTTGATGAGCGCAACTCGCGCGTGGTTGAGCTACTGAGCGCCATTGACCGCGGCGACGTTGACCAAATGTCATTCGCGTTCTACGTGGTGCGCCAGGAATGGAACGCCGAATACACAGAGCGCCGCGTTCTCGAATTGCGGCTCGTTGACGTGAGCGCCGTTACCTACCCGGCCAATAGCGCCACGATCATTGCCGCTCGAGCGGCACACGTTCCGCAGGGCACGGCCCGTAGCGGTTTCCCGCTCTCGCTCGCGCTCGCGCAGGCGTCGTCTCTCTAGCCGTCGCTCCCGGCCGCACACGCGGCCACAACCGGCAACACGCCGGGCAACACGCCGCGCCACGCGCCGACCGCCCACGCGGTCACCCGTCGCGCACCTGTTGCCCACCTGAACGCCGATCCCAACAGATCACCCGTTCTCAACAGGAGTGCTACCCATCATGGATTTTCTTACCCAGTTGCGCGCCCGGCTTGCCGAGCGCATCAATGACCGCGCGGCCGCTAAGGCTGAGCTTGACGCCGTGCTCATCGCGCCGACCAATGAGGCTCGCGACCTGAGCGACGCCGAGAGCGCCGCATTCGCTGAGGCTCGCGGCAAGGTCACCGCGGCTGATGCCGAGATTGACACGCTGACCGCTCGCGTTGCCGAGCTCGAGAAGATCGAGGCTCGCCGGCATGAGGTCGCCGCGGCTCTGCCGGCCGGCGTCAGTGCCCGCGTGGGCTCCGAGCCGCGCACGTACTCGCGTCACGCAGAGCGCATGGAGGGCCGTTCGTTCATCGCTGACGTGATTGCCCGCAAGGGCGGCGATTTCGACGCAGCGCAGCGGCTCGCCCGGCACATGCAGGAGGAGCGCGCCGAGCGTGGCGCGCTGCTCGAGGCTCGCGCCGTGGGAACCGCGGCATTCGCCGGGCTCGTGGTCCCGCAGTACCTGACCGATTTGGTTGCGCCGCTTGCCCGCGCCGGCCGTCCGCTTGCGGACATTTGCGCCATCAAGGAGCTTCCCGCTACCGGGATGGACGTGAACATTTCGCGTATCACCACGGGCACCAGTGCAGCCGTGCAGGCCACGCAGAACAGCGCGGCCAGCGAAACCGACATGGATGACACGTTGCTCACGGTCCCGATTGTCACGATTTCGGGCCAGCAGGTGATTTCGCGCCAGGCCATCGAGCGTGGCACGGGCGTCGATACGCAGGTTGTGGGCGATCTTGTCCGCGCCTATCACACGTCGCTCGATAACCAGCTTCTCAACGGCTCGGGCGCGAGCGGTCAGCATCAGGGTTTGACCACCCTGGCCGGCGCGGTTGCCGTCACGTTCACCAACGCAAGCCCGACCGTGGCGCTTGCGTGGCCAACCCTGTTCAACCTTGTGCAGCAGGTTCAGAGCGGCGTGTTCGCCGGCGTCACCCACTGGGTCATGCACCCGCGGCGCTTTTGGTGGTTCGCCTCCAACGTCGGCACGAACTTTCCGTTTGTGCAGCTTGCGGGATCGGCCCCGCAGGTCGGCGGCTCGGTCAGCGGCACCCAGTACGGGCAGGGCGTCAGCGGCATTCTTGCCGGTATCCCCGTCATCGTTGACGCCAACGTGACCACCACGGCGAGCACTAACCAGGACGTGATTTACGGCGTGACCGCGCCCGAGCTTCACCTTTGGGAGGACGCCAACGCGCCGCTCTACATCCGCGCCGACGACGGCCCGGCGCTTGCGTCGCTCGGCGTCAATGTCGTGGTCTACGGCTACTCGGCATTCACGGCCGGCCGCTACCCCGCCGCTCACGGCCGCATCAGCGGAAGCGGCTTGGCAACGCCGGCGTTCGTCTGACCGAACGCGGTCAGTAGTTCGAGCAACGCCACCGCGGCCGGGTTCCCCGCGGTGGCGTTGCTCCCCTACCCGAGAGGGCATCAATGCACCCCGACCCGCACTACGTGGAAGCGCTCAAGCGCGAGCGCGCCATGCACCTTTCGGCCGGGCACGCAGACCGCGCGGCCGAGGTCGCTAGCGAGCTTGCCCGCGCCACTGGCAAGGCAACCGAAACAACGGCGCTCGAGCCGACCGAAAACGCAACACGGCCGCGGCCGGCAAGAAAGAGAGTTCAGCCATGAGCGACGGCGGCGCGTGGGGTTCAGCATTGCTCGGTGGTGCAGCGGCTGAGTCCGCATCGCACGCCATCACGGTCGATTCAGTGCAGAAGAAATGGCGTGACTCGTTCACGGGCGATCTTGGGCGCTGGGAGGTCACCAGCGCGCTTGGCTCAACGGCTGCGCTCTCGGCCGGCGTGCTCACGCTCTCGAGCGGCACCACGGCCGGCGGCTATGTCGAACTGCTCTCGCGAGAGACGTTCACGATTCCGCTCCGCGCCATGTTCGCCGTTCAGAACACGCGCAACGCGAACAACCATCACGTGATGGAAATTGTGAGCGTTGATCCGGTGAACCAGATTCCTGACGGCCGGCATTCGGTCGCCGTTGACGTGGGCGGCGCTGCGTCGGTCACGGCTACGCAGATGCTCTACTACGTGCAGAACGGCGGGCAAATCCCGCTCGCGTCGGCTGCGTCAACCATCACGACCACGGCGACGTATTCGATTCTCGAGCTCGAGCCGTTCGCGGATGAAGTGTATTTCCATTCGCGGGCGCTCGATTCCACTATGGGCCGAACGAGTAGCTACGTGCGCCAGCAGCAGATTCCCGACCCGGCCGGGCTCTACAAGGTCCGCATCCGTAGCCAGAACCACGGCGCGTGGAAAGCGGTTACCGGCGCGATTGCGGGCACGGGCAACGCCATTCGGCTCACCATCACGGCGCACGCCTACACGGGCACCGTGTGGGTTGATTCGCTCAACGGCGTAACGAACGCCGGCGCAGAGGTCCGCGGCAACTACGCCATTTCGGTCGTTGACGCCAACACGATCGAACTGACCGGCACCACGTTTGCCGGTACCTACGTCACGGGCTCGGGCCGGGCCGCTATGGCGCTCGCGCCGACCGCGGTAACGGCGTCATTTCAGTTTGCGAACGTGCAGGACTACGCCGAACTGACCGCAGAAATCACCGCGGGCCGCGGGCAGATCGTAGAGGGCCAGGCAATCGCCACCCGGCTGGTCGCCGGAACGGCCATCGTTGGCGACGTTGGCGTGACCTACCGCACCACGGCTACCGGCGGCGCTACCCGTTCGCACCTAGTCGCCGCGGGCACCACTAACCCGACCGTTGTCAAGGCCGCGGCTGGCCGGCTCATCGGGTGGAACGTGGCGAACACTACGGCGACGTGGCGCTATCTCAAGCTCCACAACCAGGCGACCGCGCCGACCGCTGGCGTTGGCGTGGTGCAGACCATCGCCGTAGCTCCGAACCGCGTGAACACTCAAACGCTCGAGGCCGGCATCGGCTACGGCGCGGGCATTGCCTACACCACGGTCACGGGCTCTGCCGACGCTGACGCCACGGCCGTGACCGCGGGCGATCTTGTTATCGAACTGTTCTACGCGTAACGAGAGGCACCAATGACCACGCTTGGTATGGAGCGCGTGCTAGCGGGCTCGGTCAACCCGGTTCTCTCGGTCACGCTCGCTGACCAGTACGGCGACGCAGCCGACGCAGCCGGAGCCGTTACGTGCTCACTGAGCCGTGCTGACGGCTCGAGCATCGCCACGGGCCGGGCGACCGCCAACCCGGCCGGTACGGGCACGTACACGGTTGCACTGACCACGGCCGAGGCGCTGACCCTTGACGTGATCCGCGCCGTGTGGCTTGACGGCGCAACGGCTCGAGCGACCACGTACCACCGCGTTGTGGGCGGCTTCATGTTCACCACGGCCGAACTGACCGCGCTAGGCGGGCTCAACGGCTACAGCACGGTCGAACTGCGCACGGCACGCGACCAAATAACGGACCTGTTCGAGCTTCACACGGGCGCGGCATGGTGCCCGACGTATGACCTTGAGGAATTCACGGGCAACGGCACGCCGTATCACACGGGCGATTACCGGCCGCTGCGTTCGGTTCGGTCATGCACCATTGACGGCGACGCCGAGCCGCTTACCGATTTCGAGCTAGACCGCGCATCGGGCATCGTCTACGCCGGGACCGCGTTCTACGGCGTTTGCACGCTCGGGCTCGACCACGGTTTCGACGCGCCGACCGCTGACCTACGCGACGCCGCGCTACTGGCGGCGAAAGATCGGCTCTTGCGCCGGCGCTCGGCTCTGAGCGACCGTGCCCGTTCGGTCACCGATGACATGGGTACGCGCACGTTCGCCTACGCCGGCGCTGGTCACCCGACCGGCATTGATGAGGTTGACGCCGTGCTCGCTGCGCATGACTACCGCGTGCCCGGTATCGGCTAATGGCGGGCAATCCGGTTGCCACGGTAAAGGCGAATCTTGCTGACGCTTTGCGGCCGCTCATGCCGCTCCAGACCGGCGCAGCCGACCCTGTGCCCGTGTTCTACACGTACCCCGGCGATGACAACGCCGGGCGCGAGCTTGTGTGGCTACACGGCGCAGACACGGAATACGAAGTGCATTCACTGCGCGCTGGTCGCCGGCGTCGGTTGCTGACCGTTCGCTTTGACGTGGTGGCGCAAGTGCTGCTAGAGGGCGGCACGCTCGAGGCCGGGACCGATGCGCCGCAGCAAGTGGCCGACGCCCGAGCCGACGAGCTTGCCGGCGTGGTGGACACGTTCATAGCCGACGAGGAACACGCAGCAACGCCGGCGCTCGTTGACGTGGCGTGGGTCGAAAGCTCCCGGTTCGAGTACGGCGTTCACGACCACGGCGCATGGTCCCGCGTGATTCTGCGCGTGGCATTCCGTACACGCATTCTCTAGGAAAGGCTGACCATGCAGGTTCGCTATATCGGCCCGTTTGATGCCGTAGAAATCGACGGCGTGCCCGGCAACGTCAAGCGTGGCGACACGTTCGACGTGCCCGCCGAGGTCGCCGGCCGAGCCGCTGACCCGCGGCTCATGGTCGCCCACGCAGAGCACGCCGCGGCCGTCGCCGCTATCGACCACGTGAACGCGGCCCGGCTGCGTGACGAGATTCTGACGCTTGACGCCGGTTCCGGCTTGCTCGCCCAATCCGCAAATTTCGAGGCCGTCAAGGCCGCAAAGAAAGGTGACCCGTCGTGACAACGATGAACACGCAGCTTGGCGTGGTGGACGAATCCACCTACGGCACGCCGGTAACCGTTACCCGGTTCTTTGAGTTCAACGGCGAGAGCGTGAAGCTCGAGCAGGGCCGCGTGGAAAGCGCCGGCTTGCGCTCCGGTACGCGCACGATGCGCGCCGACCGTTTCGAGCCGTACCGCATCGGCGCGGCTGGTGACGTGGTGATGGACGTGCCGACAAAGGGCTTTGGTTTCTTCTTGAAGCACATGCTTGGCACGGTCGCCACGGGCACCGTGGTTGACGGCAACTACACGCACACGGGCACTGAGGGGTCGCTACTGGGCGACGTGTTCACCATGCAGATCAACCGGCCGTTTAACCCGGCCGGCACAAACCAGGCTTTCACCTATCACGGTTGCAAGATCACCGGATGGGAGCTTGCCGCGGACACTGACGGTGTGCTCGTGGCGACGCTCTCGGTTGACGCTGAGGACGCGGACACGTCAACGCCGCTCGCGACCGCGAGCTACCCGACCGATTACCGCGTGTTCTCGTTCACTGGCGCATCGCTGACCATCGGCGGCGCGGCCGTAGAGGTCAAGAATTTCAGCGTGTCATGCGATAACGCGCTGAACGTAGAGCGCCGCTATCTGCGCTCTACGTCGCTCAAGAAAGAGCCCGTGGAAGATGGCATGAGAACCTACGAATGGTCATGCACCGCGGATTTCTCGGCGCTCACACAGTACGACCGTTTCCGTGATGCGGCTCGGGCTACGAACCTTGCGGCCATCGTGGCGACGTTCGAAGGCCCGGTAGCGCACGCCGGGACCACGCTCCCCCGGCTGACCGTCACCATTCCCGCGGCGCGGTTCGATGCCGTGGATTTCAACATCAGTGGGCCCGAGGCGCTCATGCAGGAAATGAGCGGCATCGCCACGTTCGACGGCACCAACAGCCCGGTAACGCTCGCATACCGGACCACTGACGCGCTCCCCTGACATGGCACGGCTTGACGCCGGCACGGTCAAGGTTGCCGGGCTGAGCGAGCTACGCAAAGAGCTAAAGCGGCTCGATGAAGCAACCCTAATTGACGAACTCAAAGACGCCAATTACGAGGTTGCCGAACTGGTGCGCAAAGAGGCCGTAGGGCGCGCCAGCACGAAAATGGAACAGCGCGCCGCGGATTCGCTCAAGAGCGCACGTCAAGCGGCGCGGGCGCAGCTATCCGGCGGTGGCGCAAAGGTTCCGTATTTCGGCGGCGCAGAATTCGGCGCGATGCGCAACCAAACGCGGACCGGGCCGAGCGGCCGCACCTATCAGGGATACAACCAATTTCAGGAATGGCGCGGCAACGGTTCCGATGCCGGCTATTTCCTCTATCCCGCCATTCGCGACCTAAGCGAGCCCATCGTCAATATCTATGGCGACTACCTCGAGCAGATCACGAAGAAAGCATTTCCGGACGAGTAGGGAGCTAGGGACATGGCAAGTAGGGGACGAGAGCGCAGCGGCGTAACGCCGGCCGATCTGCCGGTAGCGGTCATCCGCGTGGCCGGGCAAGAGGTCACCATTGACCAACGAACGATGACGATGCGCGAACGGCAAGCGATGCGGGCCGCTCTGGCGACCGTGGCCGAGCCCGACGACCTAGATGCGCTCTGCGCGACCATTTGGGTAGTCATGCGCCGCGATGACCCGTCGCTCACATTCGAGAGCGTTTGTGATTCCATCACGCTTGCGGACCTTGCCGACGCCACGACCGTAGAGCCCGGCGACCGCGACCAATCCGACCCAAACTGATTCGGCGGGCACTGCTCAAACAGTGGCCCGCCATCACCCGGTTCTACGGGCTTTTCCCGTGGGATATCGACCGGCTCACGGTTGACGAGCTAGCCGAATACACGCGGCAAATGGCCGAGTACCAACGTGAAATGAAGCGGCAAGAATCACGCGCCAAGCGCTGGAGAGGCTAGGGACGATGGCCGGCGTTCGTAAGCTCTCTATCGAAATCTTGGGCGACGCTAAGGGCGTTTCTAAAGCGTTTGGCGACGCCGAAAGGGACGCTGACGGTTTCGGCGCAAAGATGGGCAGCGTTGGCAAAGCGGCCGGCGTTGCGTTTCTCGGCATCGGCGCGGCCGCGGTCGGCGCGGGCGTGGTGCTCTCCGATTGGGCTAGCGATGCCGCGGCAGATTCGGCCGAGCAATCGCTCATGGAAAAGCAATTGAAGCTCGCCGGCGGCACGCAGGCCGTTATAGACGGCTTCAACGCGCAGATTGACGCCGGCATGAAACTCAAGGGCTTTACCGATACGGAACTGCGCTCGAGCTACGCGCAAGCGTTCTCACAGTCAAAGGACATGGCGACGGCGAACGCTGACGTTGCGCTCGCTATGGACATTGCGCGCAAGGCCGGCGTTCCTCTCGAGAGGGCCCTAGACGCCGTGACGAAAGCGCACAACGGGCAGACCACGGCGCTCGGCAAGATGCTCCCCGAGTACGGCGGGCTCATCAAAGAGGCCGGCTCGAGCGCCGAGGCGCTTGACCTCGTGCGCAACGCGACCGCGGGAATGTCCGACGAGTTTGCCAACACGACGCAAGGCCGTATGGAGCGCGCAAAGAATCAGTTTGGGGAGCTTAAGGAAACGGTCGGCGCGGCGTTCATCCCCGTGATGGAATCGCTGATTCCGGTTATCACGAACGTAATGACATGGATTGGCGAAAAGCTCCCCGGCGCTATGGCCGCGGTCAAGGCGTGGGTTGATACGAATTGGCCCGCCATTCGCGATGCCATCATGGTTGCCGTTGACGCCGTGCGCGAGGGCATCGCCGGTTTCGTCACGTTCGTTCAAGAAAAGTGGGCGGCGTGGGGCGATGAAATCATGGCCGTGGTTGACCGCGTGTGGTCCGCCATTCAGGCCACGGTAGAGAACGTCATCAACGCCGTTCGTGGCATCATTGAGACTGTCGTCAACCTCATTCACGGCGATTGGTCGGGCGCGTGGGACGGCATCAAGGCGACGCTTTCGGCCGTTTGGGAGCAGATCAAGAACGTGGTTTCTCTCGCGCTTGACGGGCTAAAGGCGCTCATCAAGGGCGCGTGGGACGGCATCAAGTCTGTTGCGTCATCCGTATGGGACGGCATCAAGTCAACCATTTCGGGCGCGTGGGACGGCATCAAGTCGGCCGTCAGCGGCGCAGTAGACGCCGTGGTGGAATACGTCAAGGGCATTCCCGGCAAGCTCATCCGGCTTGTCTCGTCGTTCGCCACGGCCGGCGGCAACATTGCTAGCGCCATCGTCGGCGGTATCACTGACGGCTTCACGTCGCTACTGAGCAAGGCGACCGACGCCGCTAAGGGTTTCGCCAACGCCATCATTCGGTTTATCAACGAAAAGGTCATCGGCAAGATAAACGATTTGCTCGAATTCGAGATTTCGTTTTTTGGCAAGACTGTCAGAATTGACCCGCCAGACTTGCCGAGCATCCCGACGTTTCACACGGGCGGCGTGGTCGGCGGTATGTCGTTCGGCGGCATGGCTCCCGATGACGTTGCCGCGGTGCTGCGCAAGGGTGAAACCGTGCTGACGCCGGCGCAGCTTGCCGCGGTCGGCGCGGGTGGCTCTGGCGGCTCGAGCCGTACCTACGCGATCACGGTCAACGTCCCGCCGACCGCGAACCTTGCCGACGTGGGCCGGCAGACCGTGCTAGCCGTGCAGGAATTCGAGCGCAGCAACGGCGCGGGCTGGCGCAACTAATGCCGTTGCCGAACGTGACCGTTACGGCGGCGTTCACTCTGTTGAATTCCGATAACGGCATCATTCTCGATGACCCGGTTCGCGGCGTCATGGATTCGACCTACGTGCTCGGCGGCGATCTGCCGACCAATATCAGCGATTTCGTAGAGGCCGTGAACGTGCGCCGCGGTCGCTCTGGCGTGCTCGAAACCATCTCGGCGGGCACGGCAACGCTGACGCTCGAGGACCAATCGCGCACGTTCGACAGCCTGAACACGGCGAGCCCGTACGCGGGCAACATTGCGCCGGGCAAGCGCGTCACGGTCGCCGTTGATGGCGTCACGATCTTTGACGGCAAAGCATCAACGTGGCAGAACGATTACCGGGCCAACGCCGGCGCATCGGTCGCGTTGGCGCTCGAGGACGCGCTAGCGGCTCTCGGCCGGCGCACGCTCAACAGCCACACGGCTACGGCACAGTTGCCGGGCGCGCGCATCAATGCCGTTCTAGACCGTGCCGAGATTGCGTTTGGCGCGAACCGGGCCATCGACCCCGGCGCAAGCTCGCTACAGGCCGACGCCGTGAACGCTGACGCCAACGCGCTCGGCTATCTGCAATTGGTCGCCGGTAGTGATAACGGCCGATTGTTCGCCGCGCGTGATGGCGTGCTGACGTTTAAGGACCGGGCAAGCGTTGCCAGTACGGCCGCGGTGGTCACGTTCACCGATGACGGCTCGGGCGTCGATTTCGAGAGCGTGCGCCGTTCCGATGCTGCGCGGTCGCTCTACAACCGGGTAACCGTGCAGCGCGCCGGCGGCGTGGCGCAAACCGTCAGCGCCGCCGCAAGCATCGACACGTTCGACGTGCGCACGCTCTCGGTTTCGGGCGTTCTGCTCTCGAGCGACGGCGACGCGCTCGCGATGGCTAACTATCTGCTCGGGCTGTTCTCGGCTCCCGAACAGCGAATAGAGGCCGTCACGGTCAACGTGACCACGTTGCCCACGGCCGAACTACGAACGGCCGTGGTCGGTTTGGATATGGCGCAAATTGTCCGGTTCGTTTGGACGCCGCTCGGCATGGGCGCACCGATTGACCGCTACTGCATCGTTGAGAGCATCGAACACGCCATCGGCCCGTTTGGGCACGCGATGACGGTTGGGCTCTCTGAGGTCACATCACGAACGCCGTTCACTCTCGATGACGCCGTGCTCGGCGTGCTCGATGGTCCCGGCGTGCTCATCTACTGAGGACGGTTCAACATGCCCGATAAAACCTACGTAGCCGGCGACCGCATTTACGCAGCCGACGCGAACCTCTACCTCACGCATACCGGCGGCGCGTGGAACAGCTACACGCCGGCATTCGTCGGGCTGACGGTCGGCAACGGCGCGCTCACGGGCAAGTGGTACCGGTCGGGACGGCTCATCACGTTCAAGGTTCGGCTTGCGTTCGGCACGTCTACGACGATTACCGCCGCGGTTAGCGCGTCGCTCCCGACCGCGTACGCGGACGGAACCGAGGTGGAGTCATTCAGCGGGCTCATGTTCGACTCAAGCGTAAACCTTCGCTTTCAGGCGATGACTTTTGCTCTGACGACAACGACGTTCGGAATTCGGGCGCTTGCCCTATCCGGCGGTCACCTTGCCCAAGTAGACCTATCGGCAACAGTCCCGTTCACATGGGCCACGGGTGACGCGCTCACGGTTTCGGGCACCTATGAGGCCGCGAGCTAGTGACGTTCACGCACGCTCGGGCCACGTGGCTTGCTCCCGCGCCGCCCATCACCGGCCCGGCGTTGCTGTGGCACACGGTCGATACCGTCGTCATTCACTACACGGCGGCGTACAACCTCATTGACGGCGACCCCGGCGAACATGCCGACCGGCTCGATGACTACCTACGCGCGATGCAATCGGCCTCCGTGCGCGAGCGTGGCTATTCGGTCGTCTACAACGCCGCGATTGATTGGCTCGGCGGCTCATGGGAGCTACGCGGGCTTGATATTCAGTGCGCCGCCAATAAGGGCCACAACGGGCACACGTGGGCCGTGCTGGTGCTGGTGGACGGCAACGACGGCGCTACGGCGCACGCAGCGGCCGAGATTCGCCGGCTCATCGCCGCGGCCGAACGGCTCGCCGGGCGAAAGCTCAAGATCACCGGGCACGGGCAGTTGCCCGGCGCGGCGACCGCGTGCCCCGGCATCGGGCTACGCGCGCAGATCACGGCCGGCGTGTTCACGCCGGGCGCACAACCACAACCGGGAGACGATGACATGACGGGCACACTCTGGCGACACCCGGCCTATTGGAATGTGTTTCTCATCGGCTCCGGCCCGGCCATCAACGTCAGCCCGGCCGTGTACCAGTCGCTCAAGGCGCGTGGCGTGCCCGAGATTGTCGAGGCGCATGACCAAATGCTCAAAACGTGCATGGCTCAAGCATCGCTGACGTTTGACGGCGGCGACATGGTGCCATCGGCATGAGCGCCGTGTTCACGCAAGCTGACGCAACCGTTATCGGCTCGCTGTTCGCGCTGGTCGCCACGCTTACCGGGCTCTACGTGCAGAACCGCCGAGCGCACCAGCAGAACCACGCCGAACACGCGGCGACGTTTCATCTTGTGCGCAAGGTCGCCGCGGACGTGAAAGAGGTTCGCGCCGACCAGCGCAAACAGGGTTCCGAACTGCGCAGTCACGGCGACCGCTTGCGCCGGCTCGAGCTTGACGCCGAGCCCGTCAAGCCGTCGCCCATCAAGGCCGCGCCCAAACCCCGAAAGAGGTCCGCATGAGCGCATACGCAAAGCTCATCGCCGCCGGTTCTGCCGCGCTTGCCATTGCCGTGACCGTGACCGCTGACGGCTCTGTGTCGCTCAACGATGCCGTGGTCATCGCATCGGCGTTCGTCGGCGCGCTTGCCGTGTACTACGTGCCGAACACGCCGAACGGCTCGGGCGACTGATGACGACCGTTAGCCAACTACCGGCGCAGCTTGACGCCGAATGCGTGGCCGGCGACCCGTTCACGCTATCGGTCACCTCCACCGGTGCGACGATCACCGCGCCGGCCGTCACGCTGCGCGACGCGCAAGGCTCCCCCATCACGGGCACGGTCCCGACCGTCACGCAAGTGGGCGCGGTCACCACGGTTGCATTCTCGGCCGCGACTACCGCTGCGCTCAACGGCGACCCGACCCGGCCGCGTGTGCTCACGTGGTCCCTTGCCGCGACCGTTGACGGCTCCGGCCCGTTTCAATTGATCGCACGGCGCATCACGGTTTACCCGGTTGGCACCGCGGGCGTTAGCACTAGCTCGAGCGCCACGCTTGCCGTTACGGTCGGCTCTCAAGCGGTCACGCTCGCCGTGGCGCTCGGCGGTGGCGCGACCGTGGTGGTGCCGCCAATCAACCGGGCGACGGCAGGCGTCTATGCCAACTTCCCGACGTCGGTCGGTGGCTCGACGGCGGCGACGCTTCAGGCGAACGGGAACCTGTGGTTCACGCCCGTGATGCTCGCTGTCGGCCGTACAGCGGACCGCATCGGTATCGAGGTCACGACGGGCGGCACGGCCTCCGTCTCGGTGCATCGGCTCGGGATCTGGGAAGACGGCGGCGGCGTGCCGGGCACACTCCTGCTCGACGCGGGGACCGTCGCGACCGCCACCACTGGCATCAAGGAAGTCACCATTTCCCAGGCACTGGCAGCGAACACGGTGTACTGGTTTGGGGTTGCCCAGCAGGGCGCACCCGCAGTGCTGGCGGCCATCCGCACGGTGGCAACGATGGGGCCGGTCATGCTCAGCACCAACCCGGCATTCACCCCGGCGGGTTTCGAGGCACGGTCAGTGACCGGCGCGCTCGCCTCGACGCCTTCGCTCTTCATCAACGGTTTCAGCGTCCCCCGCATCTTCCTGAGGTTCACCTGATGCCCACCACCACCGTCACCACCTACGGCCCCGGTGGCTACGACCCGGCCAAGCCGAACGGCAACGTGATCGGCGTCGAACACTTCGACGCACCCGCCGAGCCGACGCCGACCGCCGAAGAGCGCCTCGCTGCGCTCGAGGGCGAGCTGCGCGACGTGAAGGGCCGACTCGCCGCCGCCGAGCGACGCAAGCCGTAGCAACCGAAGCCGACGACAGGGGACATGTTGTGGATATCGACGAACTGCTCAACGCCAACGCGAGGAAGAAGTCGGGCACGAAGTGCATGACCGGCCTCGCCCTCGCCAAGCTCGACAAAGCCACCCGTGCCAAGGTCGAAGCGGCGCTCGCCGACCGTGAGCGGTACACCGCCGACGGCATCGCCTCGGTGTTCACGGCGCTCGGCTACGAGATGAGCCGTGCCCCAGTGGAGCGGCACCGGCGCGGCCAGTGCCAGTGTCCGGCGGCATCGTGAGCGACGTCGACGGGCTGCTGTCGGCGGCGGTGAAGCAACCGTCCACCGCATCGACGCTCGGCAAGCTGGCCGACCTGCTCGAGCGCAACGGCATCGACCTCGCCGACGTCGGCCGGGTCACCAAGGTCAAGGCGTGGCAGGGCTTCATGAAGGGCGACGACGGCGAACCCGTCACCGTCGACATGCACGGCATCGAGTTCGTGCCGACGTTCGCCGACGGCCCGCAGTGGCCGGTCATCCAGCCGGGCCCGGCAGTCAAGCTGCCGGCGGCGAGGGTGAAGGCTGCACCGACGAACGGCTGGCAGACCTGCGTGATCGTGCCCGACATCCAGGTCGGCTACTTCCGCACCGCCACGAACGAGATCGAGCCGATCCACGACGAGGCGGCGCTGGCCGTGACGCTGGCGATCATCACCGCAGAGAACCCCAACCTCGTCGTCCTCGTCGGTGACAACTTCGACGGCTGCGAGCTCGGCAAGTACCGCACGACTCCGGCGTTCCAGCGCACCACGCAGGCCAGCATCGACCGGCTCGCCGTGCTCTGCGCAGAGCTGCGTCGGGCAGCGCCATCGGCTCGGATCGTGTGGCTCGCCGGCAACCACGAGGAACGCCTGCCGAACTACCTGCTCGACAACGCCGCCGCCGCCTACGGGCTGCGCAAGGGTGGCGTGCCCGAGTCGTGGCCGGTGATGTCGATCCCGTACCTGTGTCGCTTCGACGAGTACGGCATCGAGTACCTGCCGGGCTACCCGGCGTCGTCGTTCTGGATCAACGAGCGGCTACGGGTCATCCACGGCGACAAGGTCGCCAGCGGTGGCTCGACGGCGCACAAGTACCTCGGCAGCGAGAAGACGTCGGTGATCTACGGCCACATCCACCGGCGCGAGTGGGCCGAGCGGACCCGCATGGATCACGACGGGCCGAAGACCATCATGGCCGCCTCGCCTGGCTGTCTCGCCCGCACCGATGGGGCGGTGCCGAGCACCAAGGGCGGCACCGACCTCGACGGCCGCCCGCTGCGCATCGCGGAGGACTGGCAACAGGGTTGCGCCGTCGTGCGCTTCGAGCCGGGCGACGGCCGCTTCGCCTACGAGCAGGTCGCCATCCACGATGGGTGGGCGCTGCACCGTGGCAAGGAGTACCGAGCATGAAGCCTCGCCCGATCCTCGTCGAATGGGCCGATCACGCTCACTGGAGTCCCGGCACATGGGTCGACCTCGACATCCTCGACGACGGCGAGGCCGAGACGTGTGGCGTCATCTCCGTCGGCTGGCTGTTGCAGGTGACCGACGATGCCGTCGTCATCTGCCAGTCGATCACGGAGGCTGGCGACGGCACCGGCCTGTTCGTCATCGCCCGTGCAACGATCAAGCGGATGGAGTTCCTGCGCCCGTGAACGTCACCTACGAACTCCGGCGGCTCATCGCTGACGCCCGTGCCCACGGCCTGACCTCGCTCGACCTGGCCTCGCTGGAGCGGCTGGTGTTCCGAGCCGAGGACGCCCGGCGTGACCTCGTCGACCGTCGGCGGGACATGCTCGTCGTCGACCTCGACGACTAACCAATCTCGGCGCGTTCCCCCTGAGCGCCGAACCATGCGACCCCCATCGGCTTCGGCCGGTGGGGGTCGTTTGCGCGTTGGTGGAAAGTTTCCCCTTGACACCTTCGCCGACCCGTGGCATTGTGGCCGACACACAAAGGGGGACACAGTGACCACACTGATTCGCACACTCATCTGTAGCGCCGCCGCCATGCTCACCACAGCGTGGGCAGGCAACGGCCTCGGCCTCGGCATGTCGGTGCTGATCCCGACCGCCGCACTCATCTGCGCCGCATACCTCGGCCTGTGGGCCTGGGTCGAGGGCGAGGTCGCGCAGTGACCTCCGTCCGTTGCCACGCCTGCCTCTACTCATTTCACGGCACAACCGAGAACGTGCGGGATCGCTACCTCGCACATATCCCGGTGTGCCCCGTCATCGCCGCGCTGCCCGCCCCCACGGTCGCAGCGCAGGCCGCCAGCTTCCTCGCTCACCCTTCGCACGGCGAGCGGGTCGAGGCTGGCGAGATCGCAGTCCCAGGCGCGCCGACCGGTGACGGCGGCGGCGCATTCTCGGGCGTGTCATCGCCTGGGGCTGCCCCACTGTTCAAGTGGATCGGCAAGCGCAACGCTCGCCCGCTGCGCTGGGGTCGGCTGTGACCGCCGCCGCCATCGCCACCCTCGTCGCCACGGCGGCCGAGGTCGACGGCGCCCTCAGCGTCGCCGGGATGACGTTCCGGCGCGAGTTCGGCCGCTGGATGATCACCGCCGACGGCATCACCGCTCGAGTTGCCGAGCCGGCGTGGCTCGCTGCGCTGGATGGGCGGGTGGCGGGGTGAACAGCGACGAACTGAAGCGGCGAGCGCCGGTCACGTACCGCTACCTGACCTTCGTGCCGACTCGGAGTCAGTCGGGCGGCATCGACACGTCGGGGATGCGCGCCGAACTGATCGACCTGCTCGGCCTCGACGCCGAGTGGTACGACGGGACCGGGCCGACCGAGGTCGACGAGTGCCCGTGGTGGTCGTGCGCCTTGGGGCGGGAGGTGGGGGAGTGACCAAGTCGTTGCGAATCTTGTTGCTTGGCGGCGGTACACAGTCGTGCGCTCTCGCCCTGATGTCGGCAGCAGGCGAGCTGCCGAAACTTGATCACATCGTGTTCGCCGACACGCAGGGCGAGCTTCCCGAGACGTACGAGTACATCGACTATTTACGGCCGATCGTCGAGGCGGCAGGCATCCCCCTGCACGTTGTGACGGCCGGATCGCTCTACGACGATTTACTCAAGACCGAGCCCACTAGCAACAACCCGACCCCACCCGTGCACGTACTGAACCCCGACGGCACCAAGGGCCGCATCGGGCAGTACCGGTGCTCCTATGACTACAAGCGCCGCATCATTGAGCGGAAGGTCAAGCAGCTCTGCGGCGGGCGAGGCGAGTGGAAGCGCGCAACCGTTGAGCAGTGGATCGGGTTCTCCGTTGATGAGGTCGGCCGAATGCGTGATGCCGATGGCTGCCGGTGTGGGGCCAAACGCAGCAAGCACGCAGTCGGTGGCGCCTGCGGCAAGTACGACCCGTGGCAGACCAACCGGTGGCCGCTGGTCGAGATGCGGATGCAGCGCGACGACACGATCCGGTGGTTTGTCGCCAACGGCCACCCGACGCCACCGCGCTCGGCCTGCTGGTTCTGCCCCAACTCGTCGAACGACAGGTGGTCGGCGCTGCGGTCGGAGAAGCCCGACCTGTTTGCCAAGGCGGTGCACCTTGACCTGACCATCCGCAACGGCGGCGGCTTCAATGCTGGCGGCAATACCCCGTTCGCCGGGCAGATGTTCCTACACGCATCGCTGACGCCGCTGTCTCACGCCGACCTACGCACCGCTCGCGAGGTCGCACGCGATGCCGGGCAGGGCGAGCTGTTCGACGTGGACACTCTCGCGATGGAGTGCCGCTCGGGGGTGTGCTTTACATGAAGCGCAAGGACGTGCAGACCCCGGGCGGCGCGTGGAATACGTGGAGTCCCGTCGTCATCGGCATTGACCCCGGCCTGTCGGGCGCCATCGCTCGACCGATGCCGGACGGCAGCGTCGATGTCTGGGACTTCCCCACGATCACCGTGCGGGACAAGCGCCGGATCGACGGCTACGCCGTGGCCGACCTGCTCGTCAGCATCGGCCCGGTCGACATGGTGATCCTCGAGCACGTGCAGGGCGTGCAGGGCTCCGGCGCCACCGGGGCGTTCACGTTCGGCGAGGGCTTCGGCCTGCTGCAGGGTCTGCTCATCGGCCTCGACCGGCCGCACACGCTGGTCCGGCCGCAGGCGTGGACGAAGGCGCTCGGCGTCGGCTCCGACAAGGGGGCGCACCGGCAGATGGCGCAGCGGCTCTGGCCGGCGTCGTCGTCGATGTTCGCCAGGGTCAAGGACGACGGCCGTGCCGATGCGGCACTGCTGGCGCACTGGTGGGAGCGGGGCGCGCAGTGAAAATCCCCACCTTCCGACTCCCCGTCGTCGGCCTTACCAAAGAGGACTACGAGCGCCTGGTCGCCCTGCGCAACGGCCGCCCGCTGACCCTCACCGACCCGATCCACAAACGCAACATCGACGACGGCACGCAG